TTCATGGGGCTAGATACCCTGCTTTTAGTTTTGCAACTAATTCTCTAAGGACTGTGCCGGGATTGTGTTTAGTTGTAACGGCATAACCTTGAAGGTCTGAGAATATTCGCTCATCACTTACGGCTGCTTGCACTAAGGCGTTAGTTAAACATAACTCTGGTGCAGCTGCATTGCTTGCCTCTAATGCATCGGCAATTCTAGCCAACTGAAGGGTTATCGCTTCATATTCATTGTGGCATGTACATCTATTAGCTCTATTAGCGGGCATTATACGTATGGGCCCGCGGTGCTAGGCCCTTGATAGCGTGAGTCGTTAGGCCATTTCGAGCGTATTCTTCGCGCTTTACCTTGAAGACCATCAGAGGACATAGCGTCCTTCATCTTCATGTTATAGACCTGCATCTGCGTTTCGTACATTGCGCGAGAATTAGTAAGGGGTATTGCCATCTCAGCGGCCAACCGTGCAACAAACGCCTGCACAAATAACGGAGAAAACTTACCGGGGTCGTCTACGATTTGTACGACCTGACACTTACACGCTGTGGCATTAGTGACAATCGAGTTGCCCTGAACCTGCCACATAGGGTCGGGATAATTATACCCGTCACCCACAAATACTACTCTCACTACATCCGCTGGAAGCGGAAAAGCGTTCGCAAATTCACTTAGTGGGGGGTTCACGGCAGCTGGAAGTTGTAACCACGCGATTGCGAACGTCCAGTTTTGGCGTTCTAGCACCGCGTCACGTATTGGGTCGTAGTTGACTTTACACAACTTTGCCTCAACCGTGTCGTCATCAATAGATGTAATGGGGTTCGCCCCAAGTGCTAAAAGCGCTTGGTTACATATTGAAACCTCGGATACTGCGGCCATATATCACCCCCTATACGTATACGCGTACGCGTTTACGGACTCGTTTTTTAGCTACGCTATCACCAGCTGTTACCGGTTCAGGGCCCGATTTAGTGGTAGGAATTTCAGGTGTTACTTCTTTTTCGCTTTCTTTGGTTGCCGCTTTTTTGGGCATGAACACTTCGATTTCTTCATTTGAGTAACTCCCGAAAAATAGTTTTGAAATGTCTTTAGTGCTTATACCTGAAGCATACGCTCGTATTATCTTTTTAGCATGTACCTGCATCATGGCATTTGTCTCGACAATGTTGCCATAGGTATAGCACGTGCCTGTGTTGGGTTGCCAAGTGCGCCTAGAGACTTGCCTAGATTAAGTGTTGCAGCGCCAGATGTAAGTTTATTGCTCTCGCCTGCAGTGCTAGCGTTATGCATCCACGTTAATAAGCCTGAACTTACACTGTGCTTTGCGCCTGTAATTATTTCACTTCGTGTACCGTGTATAGCCATTTTAGTTTACCTCTCTAAAGCCGAAACCAAGTTCAGCATAAGTTTTACCGATGTCTTGTTTTGTTAAGTATGTTGAGCGTGATACCGATGACGCGCGAATTATCAGTTTATTGTTACGCTTGCAGTACCTGTCTATCGTCGAGAAGTGAATAACCTCACCACTCGCATTTGCTGCATCGTGCAACGAAGTGAACTCACCCCATGGAGTTATGTAATACCCCTTAAATGTTGGCGCGCTCTCGCCCTTCACATTCATCATTGCGTCATTCCGTGGAAATAACGCAGCATCTTTATATGTTCGCCCTTGCAGCATTGAGCAGGTTGCTGTTCGGCTAAGGTTGGCTAACTCCATTACAGCATCAATGGTAGCGCCAGACTGATACAGCTTTCTATACTTGACTACAGCCTCTAGCGTGAGCTTCGCATTGAAGTTATCCGCGCTGGTTTTAACAATGCTCAACCTGCTTTTACGCATCGCGTCGTGCATATTATCTTTGTGCGTACCCAGAAATAAATGAATAGGGTTTATACAGCTTGGGTTGTCGCAATGATGGCAAACGTGTAAGCCGCCAATATCTGCAACAGCTAACTGGTACATTAGCCTATGAGTCCTGACGACTTTGCCTTTATAGCGAATAGCACCGTATCCGTCTGCATCTTTATACCCCCGCCATTCCCAACAATCATTTTCATTTACCTCGATTCGCGCTTTAAGCCTGTCTAAATATTCTTTGTTCGTAGTCATAGTGATACCCCAAGTTAAGGAGGTATCACTATACCACGAAAAGTACGTTACATATACATGTACTCGTTAAGCGATTGTATCCGCAAGACGTGCCCATACTACATGTTCATCCTCTACCCTGACGGCTGCCATCTGAAGCATAAGATATATCTGCCAACTAAAGCTCATATCAGCCCGTTCTGCGACCCGTGTACTGATGTCACCAGCAACGTGAAGGCCTAAACCCTTACGTGTGAATGAGAAACAGTCTAGCTGGTCAGTAGTGGGAACATTCAGGCGATTAGATACAATCCAGTTAAAGCCAAGGAAGCCCGGCAAGTAACCAGAGGCTAATGCTTTAGTATCAGCAAAGTCGCTAGACGTTACTTCAATTAATTGCATTAACTTACGTTTTTGCTTAGGACCAATGACCATATAACGCTCTTCATCTGGATCAACATCGTTATCATCATAAACTTCTTGCACTTGTAGGCAGAAGTCTAAGCTGATTTCAGTTGTGTAATCACCAATGATTTGCGAAGCTGGTAATGTAGTTGTGCCACCAGCACCGTCACCTGCAGGACCTATTGCAGCTGCAATGATAATGTCGTCAACTTGACGTTGCATATTCATTACCAGTGACTCGGTTGAAGCTGATTTAGGATCAATCAACATTTGAACAATGTTTTCTTGCTCAATGACTTCACCAGTATCGTATGCAGCTACAACTGTATTACGACGTGTCCAGTCTAAACCGTCAGTACTGCCAACCGCACCACTACCGTTACCACCTGCTGGTGATACCATGCGTGCTGAAGTTTTAGCGCGTGCTTGTGATTGTGCTAAACGATCCCAGTTATGCTTTTCAGAAGAGTTATTAACTTCTGATACACATGAACGTAGGCGTGAATTTTTTTGTTGCGCTAATTGTCGAACCGTATTCTCAAACGTTTCGATATACGCATTTGGGATATTGATAGCCATGATTAGTGACTCCTTATAATAAATTAAAAATAAAACTACTTATCTTCAATTAAGGAGTCAGCTCATGCTGGCTTAATTTCGATGTCACTACCACTTAACAGGGAGCCCTATCGGACCTGCTCACAGTAGCCTTATTCTCGATTGTACTCTTAAATCACGTCTTGTCAACCAAAGGCGCTAATCTGCGTGGACAACGTAATCAATCGCGCCTGCAAGTCCTCACGTTGAGTGTGCGTCAAGTTCTCGTTAATAAGTCTCTGCGTCACTTCATCGCGACGCTGCTTTAACTCGTCAGGTGTTTGCTGGGTTACTTCTCCAATCTGTTGAGCTAATGTCGTACCCTCCACCCCCACTTGTTGTGCGATGGTGTCAAACAATCTCAAAGTCTGCGCGTCGATACTGCCACTCGCTATCGCTTTCTCTAGCGGCTCATGGCCTCCAAGCTGCTTAATCAGCGCGCCTGCTCGGCCCACCTTCTCGTTGTACGCTGCGCCCCACTCACCTTGTAGTTGGTCCAGCCCTTGTTGGCGCTCACCCACCACTGTGTCTATCTGCGACTGCTGTAGCTGTGCATGAGCTAAAGACATCTCCTCATATTGGCGTTTACTCAAACCAAGCTCGTGCGCTTTCGCTGCCATGGCGCCGAATACTGTGGCATCCACGCCTTCACCAGCTACATAGCCGCTGGTGTCTTCAGGCATGCCTAGCGCGCGATACACTTCCTGCATAGCCTCCACATTGTCTGCGTCGGGTTTTCGCATCAAGTTCAAATCTGCATTGGCCAGTATCTTATCCGCGAATTCAATTCTCGCCTCTGCGCTCGCGTCAGTTGTTGGCATGCGCATACTGCCGCCCACCAACGATTGTGTGTCCTTGAAACGTTTAAATAAGGTATTCACGTCCGGAATATCATTCACCGCCGGGTCGTTGCGATACTCGTCCGATAGCGCATCGCTCCATTTAGTGACCACCTCTACCGCCGGTGCTACCGGTTCAGTTGGGGTCGGTGCCGGTGTTGTGTTGTCATCTGCCATTGTCATCTCCAAGTAAATTCAAGATTGCCCTAACCACATCGCGTTGCCCGACTTGGCGTGCCATGTTCTCGTTAACAATCTTGTTGTCATAAAATCGACGCTTGAGGTAGCTCAACACTACCTCCCCGTCGGGTGTATTAAATAGGCGGTGAAACGCTGGCTTCACCTCCGCGCTCACGCGGTGTTCTGTTGCTGCCATTACTGCACTGCTCCTGCTGCTTGACCCACCGCTTCCATCATCGCTGGGTCAGCGTCGCCCATAGCCTGCGCGCCTTGGCCCACACTCTGCATCGCTGCTCCGGCCTCTTGTGCTTGTTGAGTCTGCATCGCCGCTTCTTGCTGCTGCTTACGCGCCTCACGAAGCTCCTCCACTTCCGTTTTACTCTTAAGCGCTTTAGCAGGGACGCCCTGCAATAACGCCATGGTGCGCATCGCGCCATCCACATCAATGATGTCGAGCGCATCGGGGTAGATATCCGCTATCTGCGCGGTTAACATCACGTACTGCTGTATCGCTGTTGACTCCTCATACTTCTGACTACGCGCTAATGGTCCTGTGTAGTTAACATCAAGCTCCGCATCACCCAAACCCTCAGGAATTTCCGGCAGCTTGCCTGCTCTATACATTATGTTAAACGCACGCTCCACGATGGGGTCTAGCAAGTCGGTCTTGAGCCTACCGAACGTTGGCCCTAACAGCCGCTGCATGAGCTCATACCTGACATTGACCTCGGTCGCTGTCATCTGTGGGCTCTCTTTAAGTTCAAGCTGGTCAGCGTAAAACGCCTTGCGAATACTCTCCGTTAGCAT